ACGTCGAGCTGGTGCCGTAACCGATCTGCCGGGCGTCAATCGCATCGCCGCCGTTGGAGCCATCCGAAAATGTCACATAGACGGACGAGGCGGTGATGCTGGATATGACAGGGGTTGACGGCTTGGCCGGTATCGTGTCGCGCTTGATTGCTTGACTGAACGATGTCGGACCGCCAATGCCTGAAGCATTGGACCCGTCGGTAAGGCGAAACGTGACCGTCTGAGAATCAGTGATCCGGACTTCCCCGACCTTGTACCAATCGGCACCAGTAGGGTAGTTGATCTTCTTAGAGGTCGTCGTTCCGTTTGCCGTCCAGTTGAACGGCATCCCGTTCCACCAGTCAGACGAATATCCGGCCTTGAACCAGAACTCGACATCAGTTCCGGTGTCCCGGATCATCATCTTGCCGTTGACGCCGGTGGTTTTCGTGTAATCGGTCACGGCACCACCTAACTGATGATCTTGAAGTAAATATCTCCGTCGGCACCGCTGGCTACTGCGGGATCGGCCGTTCCCGATGTGATGCCAGCAGCCGTTCGGTACCCAGACTTGCCTGTCGGGATGAGAGCCTTCAGGGCAGCGATGTAGTCCCGAGTGCGATTGATCTCGCGTGCTCCCCAGCGAACCCGGCCTTCTTCGCCTGTCTCGGGTACCACCAAGTAGCCTGCCGCCGCTGCCTGATCTCCAGCAGCCATGTTAAGCCTCCCTTGCAAATATCACGGTTGAGTGGCCCACTCTTCCGTAGTGAGTTCGGACCAGACCTTGTTGTTCAGCCAAGACAGCCACGAGCCCGTGTTGATGAAGGTGTTGAGCGACAGCGTCGGATATGATCGCTCTCCCTCTCGGTCAGACACGAAGATCTGTTCCGTAACCCGCATGTTGTTGGTCACGCCGCTGAGGTTGCGCATCTCGACAATATCGCCGAGGTTGTAGTGCGTACCGTACTTGTACTGACTGGACCGACTGATCTCACCGTCGAATGCCTGGTAGACGCGGTACTTGGCCAGCTCTTCGTTACCACGTTGAATCAACGCGGAAGCGACATCGGGATTCTCATCCGTAATATCGCTTGCATTGACGACCAGAACGCGGCGTTCGAAACCCTCCACATCAGGGTCCACACCGATGGCGTACACCATCTGGAACCCCGCCGGAGAATATACGTACGCCACGTTCTTGGTCTGGTCAATGCTTGTGAGCTCTTTGGTGTTCTGTAGATTGTCCAACTCCGGAGTGAAGATCACCGGAGGAAGGACGTTCTGAGCACTGGTTCGAGTGCTACCAGTGTAAATATCGAAGTAGAGCTGCGACATGTCGTAGTTACGTAGCATCCTGAACCCGAGATTCCAGACGTCACCGATGTTCTTGATAGCGTCGTAAACCGTGACCGGTTCCAGCTCTACCGTGATCGGGTCGATCGGTTCGGGAATGGTACTCGGGGACAGGAAACTACCTTCGACGATGAACGGGATTACGTCGTTCGGGTCCAGGATGCCTGTGACGCAAATATCGTGGAAGATCTTGCGCGCGACAGTGGCCGGAGGGTTGGTGATGATCCACCGTGGAGACGTCGTCAGATTCGACAACGACTCCTTGGCGACTCGGTCGAGCAGGATTGCTTCGATAGAGCGGCCCTTGACCGTCAACACCCTCCGGTTCTCACTGTCGTTGCCATCCTCGATGGACTCGACGCGCATGATCCGGTGGGACTCGTTCATGGCCAACCAGGTGTCGACCTTGAGGAGGTTACGGTTCGCGGCCGTCGAGACAATATCGAGTTGGAAGTCGCCGAATTCCTGGAATCTCTCGGTCCAGATGAGAGATTCGAATCGGTCGATGACATTCTCTCGACGAAGGAGGGCGTCAAGTGTGTACAGCTCCACTACAACCCTCCGTACTTCGAAATATACTCGAAGGTGAGTGGTATCCCTGCCCCTTCAGCCTGTACCTGAACCTCGTTGATGCCTGGCTCGAAACCGATCCAGTTCGATTGTGGAGAGATCGCGTACAGGACCGAACTGGAGACACCAGCCCGGACAAGACGCGCCTCCTTCTCGCCGGGGATGGTGCTGATGAGCACCGAGTCCCCAGCAAGCAACGCCATGGAGAACTCCAAGGTTCGAGCCTCTCCACCTATCGGTGTGTGATAGATCGAGAAATCCGAGATGGGGCGATCGACCAGAAGGACGAACTTGACTCCCGTAGGAACCGTTCCTTCATAGTCGATCGCTCTCGGAGTCGTGTCCGCCGTGGTCATTCCCTCAACCAGAACCGGTACCGGATCGTAGAAGTCCGGATCGAAACAGATGATGGAAATATCCACTGCGGGTTCCTGCGAGAAGTGATCAGTCTCGCAGGACTCGACTACACCCACAATATCGACGGTCAAGCCCTCCTCCAGAACGAAGGTGAGCTTGACCGTCAACTCAGGCATGAAGAACCGGAAGAGCTTCTTCCTCAGGTCCCGAACCGTGTCGTTGGTTTCGGGGTCAGGATCGAGCTCGATGTTGAATTTGATGTTCCGGGTCTCACGCCTGCTGGACTGGTAGACCTCCCCGTCCGAGTTAGCGAAACTCGAAGATACGAGCGTCGCCTTGACCGGGTCCAGACCGTCGATATTGGCGACTCGGAATCCAGATGAGTCGTCCTCCAACGGAAGGTTGAAAAGGTCGCCTTGACGGGACCTGACTTGCACTATCGAAATCATGAGGTCGTCAAAGCTCCCTTCACTACTGACAGTTGGTTCTTGGTCTGACGGTAGATCTCCGCCGGAGAAAGGGCCTTCGGGGAGTTGTTGGTCTGGTTGAACGTGACCGACGGGGAGACCGGGGTCTCACTGCTGTCCGTGTCGAGGGCTCGATTCCGTGCGTACCCCGCAGCGACGTACTTAGCCTTGGAATATGACGAGTCGACGCCGATAGACCTGGACGGCAGAAGCCCGTTGATGGCTCCGGCATCCTTCTTGACACTGGACAGGTCCAGTACCGGAGTGATGACCGGACGGAAATCGACGTCGTGAGTGACCAGATCCGAGAATCCCGAAAGAGACTTCCGGAGAGACTCGGCGGCGACGCTTCCGGTGTTCTCTGCTGCCTTCTCGACAGATCCGGACATATTGCCCAGACCCTTGATGAGACCCTCGGCCGAAAACACACCGAGCTTCTCGAAGACAACCGACGGGGACTTGATGCCGAGCTTCTTCTTGATGGTGGTGACCATCTTGAGAGCCAGCCGGTCCATGATCTTTTCGAGACTTGCCTGCTGAGCTTCCAGACCCTTTACGAGACCGGCAGCGGCATCCACACCCGCCTGGTACAGAGCGGTCGAAGCGTTCTTGCCGAGAGCACCCGCGACAGTGTCGAGGTCCTTGCCCAGCTTGTTCACTTCGTCGATACCAGCCTTACCGCCCGCGAGAAGTTCATCTGCGAACGGGAGAGCACTGGTACCTGCGGCAAGAAGATCCTTGTACATCTCGTCGTTGAGCCCAAGGGCCCTCAGACGCTGAAGCGTGTTCGAGTACTTCTTGGTGTCCTCGATTTGCTTCTTGAGATCTTCCTTGAACTTAGCGACGGTCGTGTCTGCACCGGCGCTCGCCACATCCCCATACTGATCGGTGATGGAGTTCTTGTAATCGTCTCTCGTTTTGACTGCTGCGGCGTAGGTGTCCTTGGCAGTCTTGATCTTCTCGGTCAGCTTGTCGTACTGGTCCGAGAGCTTGCCGATAGCGGTCTTCTCGTCGTTGAGCTGCTTGGTCAGGGTTGTGTAAGCAGACGCAGCCTTCTTACGCTCCGAAGACGAAACCTTGGAACTCTTGGAGAGATCCAAAAGCATCTTCTTCAGGTCGTTGAAGGAGTCGTAGACCTGCGCCTTGTTGCCGTCCAACCCCTTCTTGAAGCCGTCATTAACGTAGTTACCGACCTTCTCGAACTCCTTAGAGGGAGAGTGAATTCCCAGGAAGCTCTTAGCCGAATCAAGTGCTCCCTTAGCGACGGTCATAGCCGCGTTCTTGATGGAGCCGATTCCGCCCATGATGCCCTTGACCATACCCTCGATGATGGCACCGGCCAGGTTTCGACCAGCACTGTTCATCGCATCGGTATTGTCGCGAATGGCCTTAGCTACACCGTTCACGAAGCTGATGATCAACTTGGCACCGGCGTCGATTACCTTGGGGAGGTTACGCCCCATGGCGTTCAAGAAGTTCACTACGACCTTTGTCGCAGCGTCCGACATCTTACCGATGTTCTGGGCTATTCCGTTGAGAATGCCGGTAATCAGCCGCATACCGGCGTCGACCATCTTCGGAACGTATGTTGCCATGGTCTCAAGCAGCTTCAAGAGCATCTTAGCCAATGCTGCTGCTATCTTCGGAATCATCTTGGTGATCGCGGTGATCAGAGAATCCAAGACCACGACGAGGGCCTTGGTGATCGACGGTCCGGCTGTCGCGATGACCTGTGCAAAGGCTATGAGGCCTAGACCGATCTGTTTCATGACTTCGGGGATCAACCCGATGAGACCGCCCACGATACCGACAATGGCCGCTGCACCTGCTGCACCTGCCGCTGCTAGAGCTGTTAGCCCTGTTGCGAACAAGAATATGCCCGCACCAGCCGCCAGCACGCCGATACCCAGAAGGGTCACAGCAGCAGCCAATGCGATCATCAGAGGTACAACCGGGGCAAGCAGAAGGGCCGCCGCACCAAATACGGCGAAGACGCCAGCCAGCATCAACAGAGCCAGACCGATCTCGCTGAGCGACATCTGACTGAACTGCTGAAGAACTGGTGCCAATATAGCCAGAGCCGCAGCGATGATGATCGTTGCAGCCGCGCCGGGAAGAGCTGTCGTCATGAGAAGCATCGCGCCAGCGATGATACCCATGGTTCCAGCGAGCATTACCATGGCCTTGGCGATCTCGCCCCACGAGTACTCGGCGAATTCCGCGAGCACCTGAGCGATCTGCTTGAGGGATATGGCTACCAACAGCACACCAGCCGCAGCCAGAGGAGCCGTCGGAGGAATAAGCCACAGAGCCGCAGCGATGATGGCGAGAGCACCAAGCATGACTGTCAGGCTCTTGCCGATCTCGCCCCAACTCATCTGCGCCATCGAGTCGAGTGCCTTGGCTACCAGCCCCAAGGATATGGCAACACCCAGAACGCCGATAGCGGCGAGTGGAGCCGTGGGTGGGATGAACATCAAGGCAGCGGTGATGATGCCGAGAGCACCCGCCAGAGTCACCAGACCCTTAGCGATCTCGCCCCACGACAACTTGGACATGTCCTTGACGGCACTGGCGAGGATCTTGATCCCTGCCGCCAGCAATATGATCCCAGCACCCTGAAGTACGGCGCCCTTGTTGACCTTGGCGAACATCGTGAACAGCACGAGTGCACCCAGAACAGCGCCAACACCTACGAGCCCCTTGGCGAGCTCGTTCCACCCGAGACCGGAAAGGTCCTCCACCGCACTGGCGAGGATCTTTACTCCCGCCCCGAGAGCGATCAGACCGAGACCCGTGGAAATAAGACCGGATGTGGGCGGCATGAACTTGAGCGCTCCGACGAGCAACCCGAGTGTCACAGCCAGACCAGTCAGGCCCTTGGCGAGCTCGTTCCAGTCCAGAGCCGAGAGCTGCTTGACCGACTGGGCGAGAATAAGAACAGCCGCAGCGAGAAGAATCAACGACCCCATCACGAACGGCAACTTGGCGAATCCTGCGGTACCGATGAACTTGTTGAAGATCGCCAGAGATCCGAGCAACTGCCCGAACATCACGGATATGGCAGCACTACCCCGAGTAAGACCCTCCGCGTCGATCTTGGAGAGTGTGTTCATGGACAGCGCCAAGATGCCGACCGCTATAGCGATCTGAAGGAGCGTCGCCGCGTTAAGGGCATTCTGCATACCCTTGAGGGTCCCGGTGAATCCTTCGATGGCATCGGAAATACCGTCAAGGAGACCCGGAGCGCCGCCACCGGCGAAGTTCTTGATGATCATCACCAGACCGGCAAAGAGTCCAGTGTTGATACCGGCAAGGACCTTGCTGAAGTCCATACCGTCGAACATGGTGGCGAGATCGACGCCGAAACCGCTGAAGAAATCGGCGATGTTCCGACCGAGATCCTTGAAGAAGGAACCGACGTTCTCCATGACGTTGAGGACCTTGCCCCATACCGTCGTGATCACTTCACCAAGTCGTCCCAGAGGTTCGAGCTTCGAAGATATGCCTTCGACGCTTTTCTCGACGCCCTTGGAGTTGCTGTCCTTGAACAGCGATCCCAAGAACCCAGCGAGTTTCTGTACGAGTTTGATCGGTACTGCGAGAACTGAACTGAGCCCCTTGAAGAAATTCGTGAGGCCCTGACCTTCCCGAATGCCATTACGAAGTGCGACGAGGAAGTCGCCGATCTTCGCAGTGAAATTGAGAAAGCCGCCGGAGCCCTTAGTGGCTACTCCGATCAAATCAAAGATTACGCCAACAACACCCTTGATGACGTCGACCGCGATTCCAAATATCGCGAAGACACCCGCAAAGGTTCGCTTCAGTTTGTCTGCTGTTTCTCCTCCGACTTTCAGCTTCTCGGTGAAGTCCCGGAAGTTCTTGGTCATCTCGGCTAGTTGCTTGCCGGTGGTGGCCGGGAATATCTCCCGGAATGCGTCCTTGATCGGCTTGGCTACCGACATAAGACCCTTGAAGACGTTCGTAACGCCCTCAATAAGGGCCGTACGTCCACCCAGCTTGTCCCAGTCGGACAACATCTTGTTGCGGGCGTCAGAGGAGCTCTGAAGCATTCCGCCGATACCTTCGCTGATGCCAGTGAACAGGCCCTTGGCTTCGGCGAAGTCACCAAATATGATCTGCCACGTCTGGGCCCAACCCGATCCCAGTTGTTCCTTGAACGTCCCGAAAAGCTGTGTCGCCGTCTTGACCTCGGTCGCGGCGCTCTTGGCCATCTTGGCCTGATCCTGAATGGCCTTGATCTGAGCCTTGCTGAACCCCTGTGCCGCGAGTTCGGCGTCAGACAGGTCACCCGTGAACTGAGCCAGAGTCTGGGTCAGAACCTTGGACGTCAGCCAGGATTCTTGGCCGGGCTTAGCTGTGATGGACTCTCGGAAGGATTTGCCACCGATGGTGACGTTCTTCATCTCTCCCGTGAGCTTTACAGCACCGTCCTTCAGGGTGCCCATCTTTTCAGCGTTCAGCGCGAGTGCACGCTGGAATACGGTACCGCCCATACCGGCGTTGACCACCGAGTTCCAGTCCTCAAGCGTAACCCGACCTGCGGATATGGCCTGAGAGAGCTGGTACATTGCTCCGGATGCCTGCTCCGAGTTGGAGCCGGACAAAGCCGCAAGGTTGGCGATACCCTTGATCGCCGCAGTAGCGGGCTTTAGCGCGACACCGGCAGCCGTGAAGGTACCGATGTTCTTCGCCATCTCGGAGAAGTTGTAGATGGTCTGGTCGGAATAATGGTTCAGTTCATCGAGAGCATTGGTGACGTCCTTGAGGTTCGTTCCAGCCGACTGGGTGTTAGCCAGGATCGTCTGAATCGAGTTCATGTTCGTCTCGTACTCTCGGAAACCATCAAGGATGGGTCCGAAGGTAAACGAGTTGAGAAGTCTCGTACCGGCTTCCTGGGCCCTTGCACCGATGCTCAGGAGTGCACCTGTGGCTACGGTTCGGAGACCTGAGAATTTGTCTGCCAGGGACGAGGTATTGGCACCGATGCTATCGATCGATGATTTGGCTTTGTCCGCAGCAGGGCCGGTCTTGTTGAGATGATCGGTAAAACGACCCAGAGCTTCCTGTCCAGCGGTGAAACTCTGAGCTATCTTGTGCCCGAACCCTTGGGTCGAATCCGCTATTTCAGAAAATCCGGTAGCGATCTTGTTCAGGGATGCCTTGCCGTTTTCCATCTTCTGGGCGAAGGTCTGGGTTACGGTCGATGACTGCTGCATCCCTGTAGTGAACTGACCGAGGGAATTCCGAGTTCGAACCATGTGCTGATCGAATGTCTGGGCAACAGCGGAAACCCCCTGAAGACCCTTCGCAGCACCTTGGAGTTGAAGGCTTTTGTTGAGCCGCTCCAGCGAAGATATGGTCTGCTGAACACCCTGCTGGAACGCAGCATTCTCGAACTTCATTTGAACAATGCGCTCGTCTACAGAGCTCATGTGGAGGTCACCGCCTTCCAAACCTGTTGTGCGATGCTGTCAAATATGGGCTTCATGGCCGGATTGATGTAGTCCCGACCTTGCACGTACCCACCGGTGCCAGTTCCGTGACCATACTGAAGCATGATCGCCACGGGGAAACCGTTCTCTACGTCATGATTGAGCCACCGGATGGTGACCGAACGGCCAGAACGTTCTATCTCGAAGCTCCAGGAATCCGAAGCCAGACCTGAATCAACTGGGGTTGCTGAAATAAGAGCAGCAACACCTTTTTGGGCCTGAGCTTCCAACCCTCTGTAGATGTCGCCTTTCCCCAGTTTACGAAGAAAGGTCTCAGTCTTGGCCCCGGTCCTAGTGGTTGAGAACGAAATCATCCCAGCCCTTTCGGGTTAGACGGAGGGCCTGTAGGTCCAATCACTCACGGCAGAAGCCAAGATGGCCTTTTCGACCTTGTCGATCTTCACCAAAGCAGACTCGTTGAGTGAATCGGTGAATGCCTGAAACGCCTTGTCCAGATCCGATTCGTTCCATCCGCCGATACTCGAAGCGAACTCCGTCACCTTGACCGCAAGATGACGTCCTGTGGCAGGTCCTTCTGTGGCGTAGAACCAGTAATTGTGTTCGTAATCGGTGTAGGTGGTAGCCATGTTTCTCCTAAGACGGTTCGAATATCACCCAAGCAATGACACTAGTGTCAGTGGTACTGGTCGACGTGATGGTGAAGGAAGTACCGGCTACCTTGGCGGCCACACGAAGAAATCCCTGCGTTCCACTAGCGGTCTGGCAAGTGAGGAAAATACGACTGCTGGCGGTGACACTAGTGTTCGCCACGACCTTGGTTCCTCCGACAAGCGTGGTTGTACCCATCCTGCCGTTGGTAGTTTCCTGGAACTGGACGCCGTAGCCCGTAGTACCGAAACGGAGATTTCCACTGTCGATGGAAATATCGTTCGTGTCCGTGTAGGACAACGAAACATCACCGGGCGTGGAAGTACCGTCTCCCCATCGGAGTGACCCATCGGCGAAGAGCGCGAATCGATCGAAGGCGTCACCCGTCACCCTGGTGTTGATGACGTTGTCACTCCAGGTAGCACCACTTCGAGTGATCGGCGTTGTCACGGCTCCGCCGGTGAAGGAGGGCACAGCAAGATCCGCCAAAAGCTGAGCTGGGGTTCTGTTAACCCAAACGCCGCTCTTTCGCTGGAGGATATCGTTGTTCGCTGGAGACAAAGCAGCGAAAGCCGTGAGATCTGAATCCGAAGGTTGCTTCGTGTCCGCGACGGCCTTGAGTCCTGCCGGGGTGACAGCACGAGTCGTATCCGTACCGGTCGTAGTCTCAGCGGTCGTGGCTAGTTCGACAAGACCCTGCTGAGTTGCGCTTGCGAATGGACCCGCAATTGCGCCGGTGTCGAGCCAAACAGAACCTTCGGCCACTGGTCCAGGATCGGTGTCCCCGACATAGGTGAACGCATCGACCTTAGAATATGTCGTTCCACTGTCGAGTTGCATTCCCGAAACGGCACCGATGTCGATCTCGGTTCCGTCGTGACGCGTGAGGATGAGGTGCCCCGCAGAGTTGACGTTACCGGCAACGATCGACGTGGCTTCGATTTCGAGTGTTCTCTCAGCGGTTACTACGGTTACCGTAGCCACAGGGCCACCTTCCTTGTCTAGATTGGTATGCTAGTTGAGGGCAGACCACGTATTCTCGAATCGTGGTTTGGAATATGCGGGAACCCAGACGCCGCCTACGCGAGCCTTGGGCACGCCGAGTTTCCAACTTCCCCCGGTTCGGACCTTAAC